CTATATCCAGCCTTGCAACACAAATTGAAGATGTCGCTAATTCTGTTAGTTACTTAATACGTGGCGTAGGTGAATTAACTAAAGAATTGAAAGGCTTAGCAGGAGTTAAAATACCTACTCCTGGCGGTGGTAGTTTCTTAGATTTTATATTACGTAATGCACCAATAATAAGTTCATATTATTCTGCAGGTAAAAGAGCAGCAGGTGCGGCAGCAGCTAGTAGGCCAGCAGCCGATACACCAGCAGAAGGCCGTATCCTGGCAGCACAAAGAAGGCAAGAAGCTAGAAATATTAAAGAAATTAACCGACTACGCACGCAAGAAATTGCTAAGTTAAAAGAGAAAACAGCCGTAGATAAGTTAAAAGATCAGTTTGACATTGAGCGTATTGGTTTAACTAAGGCACTTAATGAAGCCACCGATGCTGAAACTAAATTACGTTTACAGGCTCAAATAGCCATATTAGATAATAACGAAGCACTGGCCAAAAAGATATTAGCAGAGTTAGCGGCAGCCGAAGCAGCCAAAAAGTTAGCGGCTACTTATGACCAAGCATTAGAATCTGTTAAATTAATGAATGCTCGTATAGCAGCATTTTTAACTGAGATGGCTACAAAAGGTTACACAGTGCCAGGTGCTACAAAGACTGGTGGAGCAGTAACTTATGACACAGCATTAGCAGTAGTTAGATCAACTAATAACAGAATAGAAAACTTTTTAGATCAATTCAAATCAACATCGAGTGCAGCACAAGTTATAGAAGAAGCAGGAGTAGTTGGGCCAAACTTCAATGCAGGTAGATTTAGAATGGGCGAAGAACGATCAATGCAAGACGTAAATATAACTGTAGATGTAGCACAATCTGGTGATAAGTTTGCAGCATTAATAGCCGAAAGTATTCAGGTAGCCACTAAGTCTGGTATTTCTTATGGGGTAGCAGGTGGCTTATAGTGGCAATACCTACAGTTAATGCAATAATAAATTTTAGTACAGGGCCAAGTTTTGCCCAGGCATTCATAATCGGATCAGGCATATTAGGCACAAACGTATTGGCTGATTCTGCAGCTGTAATCGTTGATGTATCTAACCAGGTAAATCGTATTGAAACCAAGCGTGGCCGTAATGCTTTAATTGATGAATTTCAGACTGGCACACTTGCCTTACGTATAGTAGATCAGAATGGTGACTTTAATCCTGAGAACCCTGCAAGTCCGTATTATACCTATTTGACCCCTATGAAGAAGGTGCAGATAACAGCTACCTATGGTTCTACAACTTATCCTATATTTTCTGGGTTTATTACAAGCTACGTTACTACTTATCCTAGAGAAGCAGAAGATGTAACCTATACAACCATAACTGCCGTTGATGCTTTTAGATTAGCTCAAAATGCGCAGATAAGCACAGTTACAGGTGCTACTGCTGGTCAGTTATCAGGTACTAGAGTTAATGAAATATTGGATGAGATTTCATGGCCAGCCACCATGCGTGATGTTGATGCAGGTTTGACTACATTACAGGCAGACCCAGGAACTAATCGAACTGCTTTAGCTGCATTAACTACTGTTAGTAATAGTGAGTACGGCGCACTATATGTAAATGCTAATGGTGAGTTTGTATTCCAGGATAGAACTGTCACAGTCGGCTCTATTGCTGGCACGCCCACAGTTTTTGCTGATGATGGCTCAGGTATTGAGTATAACGATGTAGCCTGGGTGCTAAACGATGTGCTTATTTTTAATAAAGCTACTATAACTAGATCAGGTGGTACTGCTCAGGTAGCAACAAATCAGGCAAGCATAGACAAGTACTTTCTGCATTCTTACTTCTTAAATGATTTACTAATGGAAACCGATGCCGTAGCTATGGATTATGCCAAGGCTTATGTGGCCAGTAGAGCTGAGACCACTATTCGATGCGATGCGGTAGTCCTAGACCTATACACGCCTAACTACAATTCAGGCATTATTGCAGCTTTAGATTTAGATTTCTTTGATCCGATTACAGTCAAGACTACCCAGCCAGGTGGGTCAGTCCTGGAGAAAACCCTGCAGATTTTTGGCGTATCTATGGCAATTACGCCGAATAGTTGGAAAACCACGTTTACAACGCTAGAACCTATCATTGATGGGTTTATAATAGGCAACGTGAACTATGGCGTACTAGGTCAAAACGTTCTATCTTATTAAGGAGTAATAATGGCAACAGGATTTCCAGCAAGCACAGGTGATGTACTAAGTGCTGCTATGTTTAATGGCTTAACTTCATTTACTGTAGGTACTGCAAACACTGCAGATTATACACCAGTACTTAATGAACAGTACCAGGCATTAATTCTTATGAATAAGGCAACCGCCGTAAACTTCACAATTCCGACAAATGCCTCAGTTGCATATCCTGTTGGCACAGCTCTAACAGTATTAAATATTGGTGCTGGAGTTTGCACAATTAAAGCAGTTACGTCAGGTACAACCACAGTTAATAGCGCTGGTGCTGTAGCTGCCCAACCTACATTAGCTCAATACAAAACAGCCGTCTGCATTAAGACTGCTACTGATACTTGGTATGTGGTAGGCGGAATTGCTTAATACAATCCTTGGTAGTTTTTCGTCAGGCGTAGCCCCTGTTACTAGTAGTTACGAATCTATTGCTACTGTAACTGTTGGCTCAGGTGGTGCTGCCAATATTGAATTTACTTCAATACCTGCTACCTATACTCATTTACAAATTAGGGCTATTGCCAGAACTGATAGAGCGTCTACTGGTGACTGGTTAGAAATTCAATTTAATACAGACACCGCATCTAATTATAGCGACCATTATTTAGCAGGTAATGGAAGCAGTGCTAGTGCTGGCGCACAAACAAGTACTTCTTATATGGAAGTAAATCGTTTTCCTGCCGCTAGTTCTAGTGCATCTATTTTTGGTGCATTTGTTACAGATATTTTAGATTATGCAAACACTAATAAATATAAAACTATTAGAAATTTAGGCGGTAATGACCAAAATGGTTCAGGCGAAATTCACTTAGGTAGTGGTAATTGGAGAAGTACCAGTGCAATTACTTCAATAAAAATTTTACCAGGTGGCGGTAGTAATTTAGTCCAGTACTCCCATTTCGCCCTATACGGAATTAAAGGTGCATAATGACAGCAACCTATGAAAAGATAGCGACAACTACTGCTGGTGGTTCTTCTGCCACAGTTACTTTTAATTCAATTAGCGGAAGTTATACTGACATAGTTTTAATTTCATCAGTAAGGACTACTAGTAATTCAGATGGATTTGATGTATTAGCACAATTTAATTCTGATACTGGTTCAAATTATTCTATTACTCAAATGTATGGTACAGGCAGCAGCGCTGCCAGCAATAGAGAAACTAATAGAACTTCGGCTAAAGTAGGCTTAATGGCTGGCAATCTTACTACTGCTGGTACTTTTGCAAGTAATATTGCCCATATACAGAATTATTCAAATTCAACAACATATAAAACAGTTTTAGCAAGGCGAGATTTATCTACCCAATATACTGTTGCAACTGTAAGTTTATGGCGTTCTACTTCGGCTATAAATTCAATTACCTTAAATGCAGAGGTTGGTAATTTTGCTTCAGGCTCAACTTTTACCCTTTACGGAATTAAGGCGGAATAATGGCAACTACATATACTTTAATTTCATCTGTAACAGTGGGGTCAGGTGGTGCGGCTAGTATTTCATTTACTAGCATACCTGCTACTTATACCGATTTTGTGGTTAAAGGCTCTGTGCGTTCTAATCGTAGTGATGGTTCAGATTGGGTTAGCATTACTTTAAGTAGTGGTGGTGCTTATACCCAAAAAACTTTAATAGGTGATGGTTCTAGTGTTTTGACAGATTCAGGTGTACCAACTGGTATGGTTACAGATGGTAATACTGCCACTAGTAATACATTTGCTTCATTTGAACTTTATTTACCTAATTATGCTGGCAGTAATGCTAAATCATATTCTTTAGATTCCGTAACAGAAAATAATGCTACAGGTGCTTACGCTCAATTATTTGCTGGACTTGGTGCTGGCACTAGTGCAGTAAATTCAATAACTTTCACACCTCAATACGGCACTGCATTTGTTCAATACTCAACCGCTTATCTATATGGAATATCATCCAGTTAATGAAAGGAAAATAATGACTAACAAAATCGTAGTAGATTGCTCAACGGGGCAGGTGCAAGAGATTGCATTAACCGCAGAGGAGATTGCAGAGCGTGAGGCTATGGCTGCTGAGTACGCAGCACAGAAAGCTCAAGAAGAAGCTGACAAGGCTGCTAAGGCAGAAGCAAAAGCAGAACTATTAGACAGACTTGGCATTACAGCCGAGGAAGCAAAACTGTTACTAAGTTAATGCAACCAAAATTATGCGCAGCTGGGGTTCAATTAAGGGATCAGGTTGATACCTGGTATCCAGATCGCAGGACTACCAGTGATGGGTGGATTGGTGATGCTCGTCATTCCGCCACAAAATCGGATCATAATCCAGACGAATCTGGGATCGTCCGAGCCATTGATATTGATTCTCGCTTGGATTCATCCGAGCAGCTCTCGATATATCTGGCTGACCAGATCAGGGTATGTGCAAAAACCGATAAGCGTATATCTTACATAATACATAATAACTTTATTGCATCAAAGATTATGGGCTTTAAGTGGCGCAGATATCGTGGCATAAATCCACATAAGAAGCACATACACATTAGCTTTACAAAATTAGGCGACAAAGATGGCAAGCCGTTTAACATACCACTACTAGGGGGAAAAATATGAAACTATCTAAAAAACATAAAGCAGCAATTAAGTCATATTTAAGAGCTGTAGCAGCTAGCGGTATCACTGTGGCTTTAGCCATTGTCGCTGATATCAGACCTGAACTGGCTGTTTTAACTGGTGCAATAATAGCTCCTATCATCAAAGCTCTCGATCCTAATTCTGGCTCAGAGGTTGATTACGGAATCAATGCGAAATGAGTCCGACAGAATGGGCTGGCTTTGGCGCTGGCGTTTGCGCCGTGCTGAGCGCAGGTTTCATAGGATTACGTTTTTTAGTTAAAGGCTGGTTAAACGAATTACGTCCTAATGGTGGCGCAAGTATGAAAGATCAGTTAACTAGATTAGAACAGCGTGTTGATGAGCTGTTTCTTATTCTTAGTAGGCGACAATAATAACTATGGCAACCACACGTAAACGCAAGAAGATTAATAGGCGCAGGGTACGTAATACCCCAGAGCCATTAACTAAACTTGATCAATTTTATATTGCCAAACATGAGATATTTAAGGCTGCTCGCAGGGCTGGATTTAGTGAATCTATAGCTCTATATCTTATGGACAGCGATCACATGCCAGATTGGATAGTCGGAGATGGTGGCATAATCCCTAGCATACCAACTCCAGATGAGGAAGAAGATTAAGCGATATTTAGTTATTAGCGATCTACAAGTGCCTTACCACCACGAGGCAGCAGTTAAAAATATTATTAAGTTAGCAAGAAAAGAAAAATTTGACGAAGTATTGGTAGTAGGAGATGAGCTTGATTTTCAAAGTATTAGCAAGTGGGCTGAGGGTACACCTTTGGCTTATTCAGAAGACTTACATGAAGATCGAGAAACTTGTAAGCAAATTCTGTGGGATATCGGCGAGTACAGCGCAGAGATGCATATTATCCGCAGTAATCATACTGATCGTCTTTACAATACTTTACTAAAAGTACCTGGGTTAATTAATTTACCAGAGTTGCAATACCCAGCATTTATGGGATTTGCCGAGATGGGTATGACCTATCATCGCAAGGCTTATGAATTCCATCCTGACTGGGTTTTATGTCATGGCGACGAGGGCAACATGAGCCAGCACGCAGGTATTACTTCATTAAATTTGGCCAAGAAATTTGGCAAATCCGTTTTAGCAGGGCATAGCCACAGACTAGGCATGAGTGCCTATTCAGAGGGCGTAAACGGCCATTACAGGGCCTTATATGGGGTTGAGGTAGGTAATCTCATGGATCGCAAGAAAGCCTCTTATATCCGCTATAACGCCGCAAATTGGCAGATGGGCTTTGCTATCCTAGAAAGCGTAGGAAAGAGTCTGACTCCTACCCTTATACCTGTAAATAAAGATGGCTCATTCGTAGCTTTGGGTAAGCATTACGGGTAAACGTTACCAAATCGTTATCAAAAATAGCCCCTAAATCATCCACAAAGTCATACACAAATGCGACACTAATTCCATGCCACAAAGCGTGGTATAGAAAGTAGGGCTACATGAGCTTTGAAAATGCAGTGTATTTATGTATAGGTATTATTACCCTGTACTGGTTTGTGGCTTTGAAAGTGGAAGATCGCAAGCAAACGCATTACTGGCGAGGTCGTAAAGATGGCTGGGATATGCACAGAAGAATGGTTCAAAGTAAAACCGATAAGGTATTTGATTATGACAACTACAAGTGAGCAGTTGTTTGACCACGTTACAGAGACCATCCATCAAAGAGGTTCAAAGTATGGTCATCCGTATCCGCAGCATAAAAGGATTGCAGAACTGTGGAGTGCCTACCTTGGCTATCCAGTTACAGCTAACCAAGTCGCTATGTGTATGGCGATGGTCAAAATCAGCAGAAGCGTGGAATCTCCACAGTACCAGGACAACTACGCAGATGCGTTGGGTTATATTGCAATATCCAAAACATGCCAGGATGCGATGGCCGATAGCGCATTAGATTGGCAGGAATAATGGCATTTGATTTAAGTCAATATGAAACTGTGGACGAACGTCTGCACAAATGGTGGAAGGAGTTTCCCGATGGAAGATTGGAAACAGAAGTTGTCGAGGCATCAAACACTAGATTCATTGTTATTTGTAAATTATACAGAACGGAAGCAGATCAAAAGCCGTACGCTACTGGAATTGCGAGTGAGACTGTATCTGATCGTGGTGTTAATGCGAATTTTGCTTTACCTAACTGCGAAACAAGCGCTATTGGTAGAGCGATTTCAAATGCGGGTCTCTCAGCTAAAGGTAAACGTCCAAGCCGAGAAGAAATGGCATCTGTAAATGAAAAAGAAAAAATCATATATGGTCGGCCAGGCTCTAGGAGCGCTGCGGTTGAATCTGCGTTACGTCAGGCTTTCTCGTCGGATGAAAGCAAAGCCACCGATCCTACGCCTGTATCGTGGAGTGTTGGTGATGTCGTTAATGTCATTAATAGCGGAGAACCAAACCCGCCGCCAGAATGCGAGCACGGACACATTCTTAAAACAGGAATAAGCAAAACTAATAACAGACCTTTTTATGGTTATGTTTGCAAAGAAGGTGTTAAAGAACACGCACGCTGGGCCAAGGTTACAGCTGCTGGTGCTTGGTACTTTGAGGATAAGGAGTAACTATGGGCTACATAGCGTTTATTGATGGTAATGGCATGACAGTAACTTTTGATGATGACGGACATCCACATTTAACCAAGTCAACACTTCAATGCGTAGCTTGTGGCGATGGCAGGGTATTAAAATCTGGATTCTGTTATAAGTGTCAGGAGATATTGGATAAGAAATGACAAAACCTACGCAATTCAAATGTAATGGCTGCAAGCGCAATACTGAGTTCTTATGGTTAGATCGCATGGATTTACCAGATGGATTTAAGCTATATCAGTGCATGGATTGTGGTTGCGTAGGTATCAAAAATATAGCTGAGGCTTTGCACATTCCAGATTCGGACGTGTGCAGATGTGATAAGTGTGGTAGTTGGAGATTTGAATCCGTGGAATGCCACACTTGTCAGCTGATTAAGGAGAAATAATGAACGCTGGCTATGATGAAACCTGGAATGAAACCGATGATCTAAGAATTACAACATGCCGTCTGACCTGCGGTTTTAGTAATTGATTTGACACCATATGCTACGCTCTAGATCGCATTCGCCATCAAGGCGAAAAGGCGAGCCGCGTTGCGGACAGCTCGCAAGGTGCACGCTAGTTGGGCTCGCTCTATTTGTTGCACAAATTAGTAGCCTTGAAAGAGCTGAATCCCAAGTTATTCATAAAACTAATCATTATCGTCAGTGGGCTTTTATCAAACTTAACAACATAGATGAGTTCTATTGTTTAGATAAGCTCTATTACCACGAATCACGTTGGGACCCGTTAGCTCGTAATGGTTCACATTATGGTATTCCACAAGGTAAAAGTGAATACTTACGTAAAGTAAATGGATATAAGCAGGTAGAGTGGGGTATTAAATATATTAATAATAGATATGGTTCTATGTGTGCAGCTTATGATCATTGGTTGCGTAAGGGATGGCATTGAGTAAAGAAGCTTTAGGTAGTGGTAAGTGGAAGAAGTTGCGCATTGTCGTACTCGACAGGGACGGCTGGATTTGTAGTATTTGTAATGGGGTTGCAGATACAGTGGATCACATTTATCCACGTGTTAAGGGTGGTGATACATGGGCATTAGATAACTTACAAAGTCTATGCAAGTCATGTAATAGCCGTAAAGGTGGGCGTTTTTTTAGCCCGAAGGCGACCCCCCCTGTCTTTTTGAAACCTTCTCTCCCTGAAACCACCAGGACAGTGCCAGACTCACCATTTAGCAAGCCAGATACGTTGGATTTCGATGCAGATTAATACCGAATCAAGCCAGAATAAACGAGGGGTCGGGCTAATGGGCAGCACCGAGCCTAGAATCCACACGCCGTTACTAAAATGTGCTACAAAATTGGAAGAAGTAGCACAATTAGCTGAGAAGATAGGTTTGCCGTTAATACCTTGGCAACGCTGGGTACTTAATGATTTGTTAAGTGTTGATGGTGATGGTAATTGGAAGAAAAAAACAGCTTTATTACTGGTAGCACGTCAAAACGGCAAAACGCATTTAGCACGTATGCTAATCCTTAGCCATCTATTTTTATGGGGTTCTAAGAATGTCCTGGGCATGTCATCTAATAGAAATATGGCATTGGATACCTTTAGACAAGTTGCTTATACAATAGAAGATAATCAATTCTTAAAAGACCAGGTAAGACAGATACGCTTGGCTAACGGACAAGAATCTATTAGCTTACTTAATGGCGCAAGGTATGAGATTGCTGCAGCTACTAGAGATGCACCACGTGGTAAGACTGCAGATTTCTTATACTTAGACGAATTACGTGAATGGTCAGAAGAGGCGTTTACAGCTGCACTGCCAGTAACACGTGCTAGGCCAAATGCTATGACATTAATGACTAGCAACGCTGGTGATGGGTTTAGTACTGTGCTTAATGATTTACGTGAACGCTGCTTATCATATCCACCCGACAATTTAGCCTATTACGAATACAGCGCACCGCAACACTGCAAAATTAATGATCGCAAAGCCTGGGCTATGGCAAACCCAGCATTAGGTCATTTAATAACTGAGCAGACATTAGAAGAATCTGTAAGCACCAATAGCATAGAAGCTACACGAACTGAAATGCTTTGCCAGTGGGTAGATAGCACACAAAGCCCATGGGTATATGGATCAATAGAAGCATGTAGTGATAGTACGTTAGAAATCCCTGTCGGTCCTCAGACTATAATGGCCTTTGATATTGCACCAACCAGGCGTTCTGGGGCTTTAGTTATGGGTCAATTAAAAGATGGAAAGATAGCTGTAGGTTTAGCGCAATTATGGTATAGCGACATAGCCATAGATGAAGTTAAGATGGCAAGTGACATAAATGAATGGGCTAGAAAATATCATCCGTTTATGATCTGCTTTGACAAGTATGCTACGCAAACTATTGCCACAAAATTAGAGCAAAGCGGTTGGAGAATGCAAGACGTAAGCGGCCAGGCGTTTTACCAGGCTTGCTCAGACTTAGCAGATGGGTTAGCCAATAATCGAATAATTCATTCTGGACAAGCTGACTTAGTACAGCATCTTAATAACTGTGCAGCTAAGACAAATGATGCTGGCTGGCGCATTATTAGACGTAAATCGGCTGGAGATGTAACTGCAGCCATATCACTAGCCATGGTAGTTAGTCAATTAACAAAGCCACAACAAACTGCGCAAATTTATGTCTAACTTGCACCATTAGTCCGTTTTATGGTATAACATATACATATGGGTTTATTGTCTGCTTTGGGTATAACCAAAAATAAAGAGTCAGTCCAAGCGCAATACGCCCCTGCCATTATGGACACAGCCTACGGCTATGGTTCATTTACAACAGGTGTTGGTAATTTCCCTGGCGGATTAGATCGTAATTTTGCTATGCAAGTACCTGCAGTTGCACGTTGCAGAAATTTAATAGCTGGTGTAGTTTCCTACTTGCCATTGAAGCTTTACAAAAAGTCAAATGGTGAGGAACTGGGAAACCCTCTATGGATAGAGCAGCCAGACTATCGGCAACCACGATCCGTCACAATTTCATGGACTGTCGATAGTCTTTTATTTTATGGCGTTGCATATTGGCGAGTTACAGAATTATATGCAGATGATATGCGCCCATCACGTTTTGAATGGGTAGCAAACAATAGAGTTACATTTACAACAAATAAGTTTGGTACAGAAGTTAATGAATATTATGTAGATGGCGTTTTAGCGCCGATGTCTGGTATTGGTTCACTTATCACATTCCAAGGATTAACACAAGGTGTATTACAAACAGCTGCAAGAACAATACAAAGCGCATTAGATATAGAAAAAGCGGCAGCCGTATCTGCACAGACTCCTATGCCATCAGGCTACATTAAAAATACTGGCGCAGATTTGCCAGAGCAACAAGTATCTGGATTATTAGCACAATGGAAGCAAAGTCGCCAAAATAGATCAACAGCATATTTAACTAGCACATTAAGTTATGAAACAACAGGATTCAGTCCTAAAGACATGATGTACAACGACAGTCAACAATACTTAGCGACTCAAATTGCCCGTGCTATGAATGTGCCAGCGTATTACATAAGCGCAGACATGAATAACAGCATGACATATCAAAACATTATTGATGGCCGTAAAGAGTTTGTAGCATATTCACTACAGCCATTTATTTGCGCCATAGAGGACAGACTTAGCATGGATGACATTACGCCACGTGGTCATGTAGTTAAATTTGCTATTGAAGAGTCATTCCTAAGGGCTGACACAATGAAGCGTTTGGAAGCACTAGAAAAAATGCTAAATCTAGGTTTGATAGACGTAGATGATGCTAAACAAATGGAAAACCTAACACCGAACGGAAGAGAAGAAACTAATGAGACTTACATTCAGTAGCCAGGTAGAAGCTGCCGATGGCGAGCGCAGAATAATTGCTGGCAAAATAGTGCCGTTTGAAGAGGTAGGCAATACTTCTGTTGGTAAGGTCGTATTTGCTAAAGACTCAATAGAAATAGGCGATCCTGGCAAAGTTAAGATGCTTATGCAACACCAGGCAGATCGACCAATAGGCCGTATGCAAAAATTTAACAAAGCAGAGGATGGCATTTACGCATCATTCAAAATTAGCAATTCTATGCAAGGCCAAGATGCTTTAATCCTTGCTGGCGAGCAATTAATAGACGGCCTGTCTGTTGGCGTAGATGTAAACAAATCAGTACAGAAAAAAGATTATTTATATGTAACTAGCGCGAACCTACGTGAGGTTAGCCTAGTTGAATCACCAGCGTTTAGCGCTGCACAAGTAACTAAAGTTGCTGCTAGTGAAAACGAAGCAGAGGACACAAATCAACCAAAAGAAAGCGAGGCTCCTGTGGAAGATTTAGCAACAGCGCCACAAGAAGCAAAGGCAGAGGCTGCTACTCCTACAGTAGAAGCTGCTCGCCCAATAATCACAGCACCATTAATTCAAACAACTGTGCGTACGCCAATTACATCTATGGCTGCATACACAGAGCACAAGATTAAGGCTGCTTTAGGTAATGAAGATTCAAAGCTATACATAGCAGCAGCTGATGATTCATTCTCAACCAACCCAGCATTTAATCCAACACAGTACCTAAGTGAGTTTGTAACAAACACACGTTTTGGTACTCCTGCAATCGATGCATGCTCACAAGGCACTTTGCCGCAAAGTGGTATGACGATTAGCGTGCCCTCACTGGTCACTAGCGTAGGTGGCGGAAATGGTGTAGCACCAGAAGTAACTGTAGAAGCCGAAGGCGGAGCAGTACAAAATACAGGCATGGAAACTCAGTACTTAACAGCTACAGTTTCTAAGTACTCAGGTATGAACACACTATCTGTTGAACTGTTAGAGCGTTCAGACCCTAACTTCTATGCAGAACTAACAAAGCAACTTGAGTATGCATATTTGAAACGCCTAGATCAGACTGTATTAGCAGCTTTAATCCAAGCATCTGCTAACGCAACAAACACATCTGCAGACCTAGACGGAATTATTGATTTCGCAGCAGAATCAGCAGAAAACATTTACAAAAACACTGGTTATTTTGCACAGAATTATCTTGCTAACCCAGCACAATGGGGAGCGTTAATTTCTGCTCAAGATACAACTAAGAGACCTGTATTTACTGCTTTGCAACCGATGAACGCAGCTGGACAAGTTAACGTTGGTTCAATTCGTGGTTCTGTATTAGGACTTGACCTATATGTAGATAAGAACTTCACTGCATCTACATTTGATGATGACTCAGCAATTATCCTTGCACCAGAGGCATTCACAGTTTACCGCTCAGCACAAAACTTTATGTCTGTAAATGTAGTTTCCAACCTACAGGTTCAGGTAGCAATCTACGGCTATATGGCAACATTGGCCAAGATGCCTAACGGAATTTACAAGTTTAAAAAGACCTGATAAATACCGATTAATTAATTATCCCTGGGGTTTAGTAGCCCTAGCCCCAGGGAGCTTTATTAGATAGGAGTAGAGATGCCAGCCACGTATGTAACCGAAGCTGAGTTACGCAGTAATTTAGGTATTGGCTCACTCTACAGTTCAGCTACTGTTGAAGAAGTCTGCCAAACAGCGCAAGATTTAATCAATCAATATCTATGGTTTAATACTGCCCCAGTAGTAGGCACAGCTTTGCAAGATAACGTTGCAACTTTATTATTAGCAAATCCAAACGCATTCGCCACTACTCAATCTGTAACAGTGTCAGGATGTGGCGCTACATTTAATGGCACATATACAATTACAGGGACTATTCCACCAACCACAGGCACAACATCTAGCATTCCGTTATTTATGTATAACTGGGCTAACTTAAACTTTCCTAACGGCTATTCAATTATTCAATATGCAAAAACAGCAGCAGATCAAGTATTTCACAAAGTATTACCTTATGGCTTAGTTACTGGCCCAGATCATAAAACACAATCTTATGCGACCACCCCAGCTATAAGAGAAGCTGCGATGATCCTGGCGGTTGATATTTTTCAAGCCAGACAAGTTAGCCAAACTGGGGGCGTAGGTATGGATGGGATCAGCGCTAGCCCCTATCGGATGGGTTACCAAATGATCAACAGAATCAGGGGTCTCATCCAACCTTACGCTGCGCCATCATCTTTGGTGGGCTAATGCCAGCAGCAATAACTACACTCAGAGGCACACTTGCAACAGATTTAACTAACGCAGGTGTTTGGTCAGTATTTGCTTATCCGCCAAGTACTTTGCTCGCAAACAGCGTCGTAATTACCCCTGGCGATCCTTACATAATCCCGACAAACAACGACCACATTACATTATCACCACTGGCTAATTTTAGAATTTTGATGGCAGTACCAGCCTTAGATAATCAAGGCAATTTAGCAGGTATGGAAGATTTTATAGTGGCAGTAGTTACTAAATTAGCAGCATCAACCCTAGTGCTAAACATATCAAGTGTCTCCGCTCCAGCTATAACAAGTGCGGCAAGTGGAGATTTATTAACGTCAGAAATAACAGTATCCATACTAACGAGCTGGAGTTAAAATGAGCAAAGAAGAGGACATAGCCTTCTTAATTAAGACAGGCCAGATTAAAGAAGAACCTAAAGGCAAAGCAACAACCAACAAGAATGACGAGGAGTAACAATGGCAATATACTTAAATAATAACGTTGGCGTTAAGTTGGCTACAGCTGCTGCGCCTACAACACCATCTATTGACATTAGCTCATACGTGAGCAGTGCAGTAATCAATAAAGTGGTAGATGAACTAGA